CGCCCGCATCGAGGGCCGCATGGAGTCCATGATCCACCGGCTGGCCTACGGCCTGCCCATCCCGCCGGAGATCCTGCTGGGGTTGTCGGCGCAGTCACGAGCCACCGCCTTCCAGGTCGAGGAGAACTCGTACCGGGCGCACATCGAGCCACCGGCGAACATCGTGGCTCAGGTGGCGACTGACGTCCTGAACACACTGTTCCCGGACAACGAGATCCTGGTGAAGCCGGACCCGACTCTCCTCCTCGCCAAGAGGTCCACGGTCCAGGACGTAAAGGATGCCTACGACCGGGGCGAGGTCAGCGGTGCCTACCTCCTGGAAGTGCTGGGCATCCCGCCGCACGCCGCCCCGTCGGACGAGGAGCGGGAGAGGCGGCGCAACGACGTCACAGGTGTCGACCATGAGGAGGGTGGTCACAGCCCGACCACCGAGACTCCACGGCAACGGGCTGCAAGAGCCGACCGGGAGGACCCGAGCGGTGCCCCCGCTGACCAGAAGACGCTGGATCCCACCGTCGTTGCAGAGTGGCGAGGGAAGATCGAGGTCGCCACGTTCCGTGCGCGGGACCGGCTGGGGGCCAAGGCTCGCACTCACAAGGCGCTGAGAGACGTTCTCCCTCCTGACCTGCCCAACGACGAGGTGCCCGCTCACCTCGGCCTGTCTGCGCTCGAGAGCGCAGGGGTAGATGCAGCCTCCGTGGTGTCCGATTCACTCCTGTTCTTGGGTCCGCGGTCCTGTGCGGGGGACAACTTCGTGGACTCGCTGACCGAGCACGTTCTTGCAACCCTGGATAGCCCCGACCCGGTGCTCTTGCAGGACAAAGAACTCGCCAAACTTCTGCAAGGGCTTGCAAACTCACCCGCGTAGGCCATACCCTGCGTCCTATGGACGCCTACACGCTGCTCGCCGCCCTGGAGGATGCTCGTGAGGCGCGGGGTGGCGGTATTCCGCTATCTTGGGCTGACGTTGCGGAGGAAGTCGGGATCCATCAGGCTGCTTTCAGCCGCTTGAAGCAGGGCAGGCTCCCCGGCCCGCGCTCCCTGAGGGCGCTGATGGAGTGGTTGGAGATGGACGCCTCCGAGTTCAAGGTCGGAGGGAGTGTCGAACTTCCCATCGGAGGCCGCGACGAGGAGTGGGACGGTCAGCAAGCAACGAACCGAGTGTTCGAGTGGGCCACGGACGAGAACGGGAACCTGGACGGTGACAAACTCCGGCAAGCGTTCTTCTACATCGACACGTCCGAGGACCTGAACACCCGGCAGGCGTACAAACTCCCCTTCACAGACGTCGGCGACGGCGGACTACATATCGTCCCCCGAGGCATGTCCGCCGTCGCCGGTGGTCATGGGATCGACCGGATGACCGGCGCTTCCAAGGCCGAGAAGCAGGCGATCAAGAGCAAGATCTGCACGATCTACGAGCGGATCGTGGACAAGTACGAGGACTGGCCTGACTGCCCGTTCGACGCGGACGGCACCCGCCCCGAGCGCAAGGAGCGCCGGAACGACAAGGAGAGTGACGGCGTGAACTTCAAGGACTACTCCCCCGAACAGCGGAAGAAGATGGCGAAGGACGGGTCGGCCATGCCGGACGGGTCGTTCCCGATTGCCGACTGCGAGGACCTGAAGAACGCCATCCAGGCGATCGGTCGCGCGTCGGATCCGGGCAAGGCGAAGGCGCACATCAAGAAGCGGAAGAGTGCGCTGGGCTGCGACGACGTCGAACTGCCCGAGGGCTGGGAGACCGAGGACACGGACGAGCCTGCCGTCGGCGACGAGGAGAAGCAGACCGCAGGTATCATCGGCACCGGGCGGCTGTCCGAGTCGGAGGATCCCCGCACTCAGGCTCTGGTGGCTCGCGTGCAGGAACTCCTCCGCGAAGGTGCGGTGGCGGTGTCCATCAAGCACGATCTATCACCGGAGGTTTCCGAGCGGCTGGCCGCGCTGGAGAAGGAGTCCAACGAGAAGTTGGCTGCCGGCGACGAGGAGGGCGCGCTGACTGCGATGCAGGAGGCGCAGGAGATCTACGAGGAGGCGGACATTCGTCCCCGCCACGTCGCCATCGTCGACACGGCAGCCTTCAGCAACGCCCGCCTCACCCTGGACGAGGACGGCTTCGGCGTGTCCGGCCCGGTCACCTTCGAGGGCATCTACACGGGCGACGTCCGCACATTGAGGTACGGCAGCCTCCAGTGGGACGACGAACTGCTCCCCATCCCGATCATCTGGGACCCGGACAACAACGATCACGACGGCGTCGTCGTCGGCTGTGTCAACACCCTCGAGCGGGTCGACGGGATGACCACCGCCGTTCGACCGGAGGCCGTCAGCGGGGAGGACGTTGAGGCTGTCACCGCCGCTGCGGGCACCTCTGCCCTCCCCGCTGCGTACTTCAGCACGGAGTGGGCGAACAAGAAGCAGATCCTGACGGTCGACGAGGAAGACCCGATGGGCCTGCGCCGGGTGTACGGATACGCGGCCCCGTTCGGTGTCTGCCACCGGAGCGACATGGGCGCGTGCTTCCAGTACCCGAAGGACGTGGACAGGCAGCACCGGGGTTTCCACACCGGCCAGGAGATCCCTCTGTCCGACGGAAGCAAGATCCGGGTCGGCGCGCTGACGATGCGCGGCCAGCACCTGAACCCGGCGCTCGCCCGACAGGGCGTGGATTTCCGCGACGCCGGTCGGCATCGGGATGACGCGAATACCGTCTTCGCGATGGTCCGGGCTTGGGAGGGTCCGCATGGCCTCGCGATCAGCGGTGTCGTGATGCCCGGTGTCGACCGCGACACCCTGCTGCGAGCCATGACCCTCGCTCCCAGCGTGGAACTCTGGCCTGCGGGTCGGGGCCGGACGCTCGTCGGCATCCACCTCGTCCCGACCCCGGCGTGGCCGGTGGCTGCCAGCGCGGGCGAGACCTACTCGCTCACGAACCCGGAGCACATCCATGTCATCGACCCCGAGGGCGGCTACTGCACCGAGTGTGGAGAAGACCATGTCCACAGCAGCGGGTCGGGGTTCGAGGACTCGGAGGATCGCTTCACTTCCCTGGAAGCGTCCCTCAAGCGGATCGAAGGAGCACTCGCTCTGCTGGCCGAGGACGTCCTCACCGATGTCCCGCTCCCGGCAGATTCATCTGGGGACTAGCGCACCGGGCCGAGGAGCGCTACCCTTCGTTCCATCTAGCTCTGTGTAGAGCCATCCGGCGGTGGATACCGCGTCCCTGAACCTTCCAGACGCGAAAGAAGTCCACCATGGATCTCCAGCAGGCTCTCAACATCCTGGGGCGGGTTGGCGCGGGAGAGACTCTCTCGCTGTCCGAACTCACTCAGGCCCGTGACGTCATCGCCCGTCACCTTCACTCCCTCCGTGGTTCTGCGGCGCCGGACCTCGACGCCTTGACCACCCTTCGCGAGTCCTACTTCGCTGCCGACGCCGCCGTCAAGGCGCTCACCGAGCAGCAGGAAGCGGCGATCGCAGACGTGGACGCCGCGCTGTCCGACATCCCGGACCCCGACGCCGAGGCCGAGGGCGACCCGGACGACGAGGACCCGGACGCGGAGGAGGACCCCGACGCCGAGGAGGACCCGGACAATGAGAAGGAGAAGTCCCTCTCGACCCGGAAGAAGGGCAAGATGCTCTCCGTCCAGGAGGCAGTCGCCCGTCTCGGTCTCACCCCCGCCATCCCCGGCGCTTCCAGCACGCAGACCCGGGAGCGTGACCTCGCTGCCACCGAGACCCGTGTGATCCTGAACGGGGACGTCGTCTCCGACCCGACGCTCTACACGCTGGCCGAGGCGTTCCGCGACGCTGCGAGCCGGAGCCTGAAGTCGGGCAAGGAGCGGATCGCTCGCGTCGAGACCGCCTACGACGAGGCCCGGACGCTCTCCGGCAAGATCAACGCCGACACCCGGCTGCTCGACTCGTTCGTCAGCCCGGAGGCCGTGACCGCCGCTGGTGGCTGCTGCTCCCTGCCGCAGCCGATCTACAGCAACCCGGTCAACGGCAGCACGGACCGCCCGATCAAGTCTGCGCTGCCGACGCTGGGCGCATCGCGGGGCAAGTTCACGTTCTTCCCGGCCATCTGCCTCCCGGTGGACGGCTTCGGGGTGTGGACCTGCGAAGACGACGAGGCCGTGGTCGAGGCTGACCCGGACACCTGGAAGGTCTGCGCCGAGGTCGACTGCGACGAGACCGACGAGGCCGAGGTCTACGCGGTCTACTCCTGCGTCACCGTGGGCAACTACACGACCCGGTTCGCCCCCGAGCAGTGGCAGGGCTACCTCGCCGCTCTGGCGATTCAGAACGCCCGTCGGGGCGAGGTGCTCCTGTTCGAGCAGATGCGGACCGAAGTCCTGTCGACCTACACCGTCGACGCGCTCGGCTCCACCTTCGCCAACACGGTGAACGGTGTCGGCACCGCCGCCGCCGCGCTCCGCACCGACCAGCGCCTCGGCGATGTCCAGATGGACTTCTTCGTCAGCGAGACGCTGCTCACGGCGATCCGTCTGGAGATGCTCAACCGCCGGATCTACTCCTCGGCGGTCGACGACCCCAACTTCGCGTCGAGCATGCTCAACACGGCTCTCTCGAACGAGGGTGTCAACGCGGTCTACTCGCAGGACCTGGACCCCGTCCGGTTCGGCTCTGGTGGCACGGACCCGCAGTTCCCCACCACCCTCGGTTCGGTGCTGGCCCCCAACGGGTTCTTCACCTACCTGGACGGCGGGACGCTGGACCTCGGCACTGAGATCCGGGACCACAACCTCAACCGCCAGAACAAGGTCGCGGCGTTCTCCGAGTCCTACGAGGGCATCCTGGCCCGAGGCTGCAACGCTCTCGGCCTGGACATCCCGGTCGAGATCTGCGACGCCGTCCCCTGCCCCGCCTGATCGCCGGCGACTGACCCCCCAAGGAAGGAGAGGCCCTGATGTCTCAACTCGCACAGGCCGTCGAGGCTCCTGAGGTCAAGGCTGCCTCCGGTGGCATCCTCGCTTCGGCGCTGCCTGCTCCCGGTGGGTGGGCTCAAGGCCTCTCCATTCCGTTCTACGGATGTGGAGAGCCGCTTCTCCAGGATCGGTGTGTCACCGCGAACGACACGGCACACCGGCCCGGAGAGGGTGCGGAGTTCTTCGCATTCGGCATCTCTCAGGGTGCGACCTGTTCCACCCTGAGCCTGCTCGACCAGAAGAAGCACGCGTCGGGGCGTCTCGACGCCACGACCGAGTGGGCGGTCGCCCGCCAACTCGCCACGGACGGTCTGGGTCTTGGGACCCCGTCCCTCAACGACGGCACCGACCTCGGCACTGTCGCTGACGGCGATTTCGCCACTGCCCTCTCTGTGCTGGAGCAGGCAGCGGCAGACGCTGGGTTCGGGGCCGAGTGGTGGGTCCACGCCCCTGTCCGGGCGGCGTCCTATCTGGCCGGGAGTCACCTGCTCGTGGACGACCACACGGCGTCCGGTGCTCCGGTCGTCATCAGCGCGGGATACCCGGTCGTGGACGGCACCACCGTCCGCCTCTGGGCGACTGGTCCGGTGTGGGCCAGCGTTGACGAGCCGTTCGTCCTGAACAACGTGGACTGGACTGTCAACGAGGACTCGGCGTTCGCCAACCGTCAGGCGATCGTCGCGTTCGACCCGTGTGTCAACTTGTTCATCGACGTCACCGTCCCGGCCAGCCCGACTCCGTAGGAAGAGAGAACGCAATGGGAATCTGCACGACGCCCGATCTGGGGCGTATCAAGAAGGTCGGGCTCTTCCTGGCCGACGAATGCCTGACCCCGCTCTACGGGGCCGACATGGGCTACCTTGATGATTGCCCCGCAGCCTTCGAGACGAGCGACAACGTCGACGACGGCGAGGAGTTCACGCGCCGCTGTGCCGACGGGTCGATCAAGCGGTACATCCCGGGCGTCAAGTCGCTCCAGTCCATCGAGGTGAACGTCGACCTCCACTGGCTCGACCCCGAGTGGATCGCGAACGCGGGCGGTGCCACGGCGATCGAGCACGACAGCGAGGTCATCGGCTGGGCCGACGGCAAGTCCGACCGCTTCAACGTCGTGGTCGTGGTCTGGCAGGAGATCCTCGGCGAGTGCGGCGGTGGCGTCACTGGCGATTTCGTCCGGATCTACCCGGTCAAGGGCGCGACGGTCACCGAGGAGGGCACCCCCGGCTCGGAGGACAACTACGTCCGCATCACCGGCCAGACCTCCGACAGCCACAACATCGGCTTCGGCCCGGTGCCGCTGGCGCTGGACTCCACCACCGGCGACACCGAGTGGCTGTCCGACGAACTGGCGGACGGCACCCATCGCTTCCGGTTCGTCGGCGGCACCGCCCCCGACGGCTGCGGATCGGTCGCCACCATCGCACCCACCTCCTGATCGGTAGGACACGATGACTCTCCTGAGTGAGACCTCGTGTCCGTGGGAGGTGGATGCAGAGAGTTGCGGGCTGGCTGACCTGGACCCGGAAGCCCCGCTCTTCATCTCCTCCGTCGCGACAGCCTCGTCCATCATGACGAGGCTGTCGGCGTACACGATCGGAATGTGCGAGGTCGAGATCCGCCCGCTCAACCTGTGCCCGGAGTGCCGTGAGTGGTGCTGCGGAGGTTCGGACGCGATCTATCTCAAGGGTCCGTTCAGCATCCCCGTCTGGGACGTCACTCGTGTTCGGCTCGGCGCGGACGAGTACCCGGAAGCCTCGTGGCGATTCGATCGCGACTCGCGGATGCTCTACCGCGTGCCCCCAGATGTCTGGCCGCGCAAGGACGAGAAGTGGTCCAACGCGGGTGAGGGCGAGGCGTTCGTCGTGGACGCCGAGGTCGGCACCCCGCCGGACGCGTGGGCGCTGGACGTGGCCGCTCGGCTGACGAAGGAACTCTACCTGTCCTGCACGGGTGCGAAGTGCCGCCTTCCGTCCAACGTCACCACAGTCACCAGTCAGGGCATCACGGTGCGGCTCCGAGACGACGAGGTGAACACGTTCATCCCGGAACTCGGGGCTTGGACCCACGCTGTCAACCCGCACAACGCTCGTCTGCCGGGGGCCGTGTTCAGCCCCGACCTCGCAGCGGCGCGCAGGGGCTCTCTGAGGGTCGTAGGGAATTGCTGTGGGTGACGGCACCACCGGCACGCCGTACGGCGCTCAGAACGGCTCTGAGGGGCTTCTGAGGGCATCCTGGGGTGGTGGCTGGCATGGTTGAGCGGCTGTATGCAACGGCTGACACGATTCTCCAGTGCGTAGCGGACGCTCTGGCTGCTGATCTGCGTCCGGTGTGCAAGGCGTATCAGACGCACGGCATACCCGTGATCTTTCTGTGCTGCGAGTGTGAAGAAGAGGCCAACGGCGAGGTCAGCATTCACTTCCGTCGTCTCATGGATGCGGACCCGTCCTCGCTTGACGAGGTGCGTCGTATCCGCCCGTGCCACGGCGGGGTGACAGCCGCTCAGTTCCGGATCGTACTGGCCCGGTGTCGCCCCGTGATCAACGAGAAGGGCGAGGTCCCGCCGCCCGAGACCTTGACTGAGCACACTGAGGACCAACTCCGTGACGTGGAGTTGCTCTGGCAGAGTCTCGCCTGTTGCGGGATGGATATTCGGATCGACGACGTATCCGCTGACCTCAGTGATCCTGGAAACTGCTCGGTGACGTTCGCCGATGTGACGGTGCAGGTGCAGATCCCCGCGTTGCCAGACTCCGGCTCCGCTTGACCGCTAAAGAAAGAGAACCCCATGTTCGTACGTCTCATCATTCTCCTGACAGGGCTCGCCGCCGCGCTCACCATCGGGCTGTTCGCGGCTCCTACGGTCAACGCCGACCCACCTAACCACTGCGGGTTCGGCTCTCATCCAGACTGTCCGCCGGACATCAACGTGATGGTCGGCACTCGGTTCAACGACGTGATGCTGGGCACCTCCGGCCCGGACGCCATGTTCGGTAAGCGTGGTAACGACCGAATGCGCGGTGCCCTGGGCGACGACGCGCTGTTCGGGATGGCCGGGAACGACCGACTCCGTGGAGGTCCGGGTGCCGATGTACTGCGCGGCGGCACTGGGTTCGACATCTGCGTCGGTGACTCTCAGGACCGGTTCCGCTACTGCGAGCGCATTGTCCGGTTATGAGCACCGTCGTCTGGATCCTGATCGTGGTGCTGATCGTGGTGCTGATCGTGTACCTGCTCAGGGGGCGCAGGCTCTAGATGATTGCTATGCTGCGGGCACCGTGGGCCGGGGGTTCTCCTTCAGTTCTCTCCGGCCCACGGGCTAATCGCTAGAACAAAGGAGAACAGCGATGACCGAAGAAGTCCGCAGAGACGTAGTCAAGTTGGGCCTCGACTTCCGGGCCATCCCGGTCGATCTGGGCGACGGAGTTGAGTGGGAGTTCCACCCGGACCCCTCACCCGAGCAGTGGGCCACCCTCGTGGACTCGCTGAAGCAGTTCACGAAGTTCGAGGACGACGACTTCGGGGGAGAGGCCTTCAAGTCTGCTCTCGCCGGCTTTACGAAGGCGATGTCTGAGATGCTGGTTCGCAAGGAGCAGCAGAGAGACTGGATCAAGAAGGGTTACGGGCTCGCCCCTCAGCAGGCGATCTCCGAAGCGCTCATGGGAATCTGGACGGGTTTCCCTACGACGCGGCAATCGCCGTCTGGGAAGGGATCGAAAACAACTGGATAAGTCTCGTCACATCGTGGAATCTCAACGGTGTGAGGTGGAGGGAGTTCTCATTCGCAGAAGTGCTCTGGATGGTCCACCTGTCCACGATCGAGCGGTTGAAGGAAGACAAGCCTCAACAAGTTCGTCTGTACCTCAATCAAACCAAGGACTACACTGCTCTTCGTGAGTGGGACAAGTCACAATTGAAGGACTCCAGAGACAAGTAGTCGGGAGGTGGGTTCATGGCAGACAGGGTCGTAGTCATCATGGACCCGGCTCCCATCGTCTACGTGAAGGTCTTTCACTCTGGTTCCGGGCCTGACCGCTACGCACGTGGGAACGCGCAGAAGGTGGCGGCTCTGGCTCGCGTCCTCGTTCCCGTCAAGACCGGGGCGTTGAAGGCCACCATCTCGGCCAGCCAGAATCGTAACGAGAGAGGCCAGTACGCCTTCGGTTACAACGTCTCGGCCGGGACTGGGCATGCTTACTTCGTTCATGAGGGCACCGGGCCCTCACCCCGTTGGCCGTCCAACCGAAAGGTCTTCAAGTGGCCGGGGTCGGCTGGCGACACCGTCTACCGCGACTTCGTCATGCACCCTGGAACTCCTGCGGTCCCGTTCCTCCGGGACGCACTCGTAGCGATGGCGAACTGAGATGGCAGGCAACGGTCCTAAGGTCGGCGACGCACACGTCGAAACCACCCTCAAGTTTGACGAGAAATCGCTTGCTAAGGTCAAGAAGGACATTAAGCGGCAACTGAGCGGCCTGACCAAAGATCTCGCAAAGGTCGGCGATCGGAACCGTGAGATCTACCAGTCGATCGGTCGCGACTCCGTTGTCGCGTGGCGGTCGTTCATGGGCAGCATTCTGGCGGGCGCTCCACTCGTCGGCGGTGCGATCAGCGGAGTGGCTGGTGCCGCGACCACGCTGGCCGGGGCTTTCTACTCCGCGGGTCAGGCGGCATTCGGCTTCGCTCCGATTCTCGGGGCGATCGGCGTGGCGGCGGGCACGGCGTTCATCGGTTTGAAGTCCTTCTTCAAGGCGCTGAAGGATGGAGACCTCAGTGGCTTGACCCCCTCCGCGAAGGCGGCGGCGAAGGCGGTTCAGGGACTGGCCGGTGCGTGGAAGAAGGTGCGTGACACAGTCCAGGAGCGCATGTTCAGGGGGCTCTCGGACGACATCGCGAAGTTGGGCACCACGCTTCTTCCGGTGTTGCAGCGCGGCCTCGGCAAGATGGCCGATTCCTTGAACCATCTTGCCCAGAACATACTCGACTACGTCAACTCGTCGGCCGGGCTCAGAGTCATCAACAAGTTCCTGAACAACTCTGCCGAAATCTTCGATCGGCTCCAGCGTGCAGCCGTGCCGTTCTTGGATGGTTTCCTCCGCCTGCTGAACGCGCTCGCCCCGGCTGGCAAGCGACTCGCTGACCGCATCACTGATATCGTCAAGTCGTTCCAGGACTGGACGAAGGGGGAGGGCTTCGCCAAGCGGATCGACGACGCGATGAAGCGGGCCGAGAAGACGGCGGGCAAACTCTGGGACATCCTGGGCAACATCGGCTCGGCGCTTATCAACGTCTTCAACGCCACGAACCCGGCCACGAACCGCCTCCTCGACATGATAGTGGGTCTCACCCAGCGGTTCGAGGACTGGACGGAGAGCGTCGGTGGGCAGGACGCTCTCGCGAAGTGGGCCGATCAGTCGGTCGACGTGATCGAGCAGTTCGGCCGCACTATGGAGGCGGTCTTCCCGGTCATCGCGGAACTTGCTGACCCCCGTGTCATCATCAACTTCATGAAGACGGTAGAAGGAGCGTTCGACCTTCTCGCCGAGTTGCCGCTAGACAAGATGGTCGACGCCTTCGTTTCTATCTCTGAAGCGCTTCAGCCGGTCAGCAGTTTCTTCCTTGCCATCATCCTTGCCGGTGCAGGGTTCAACATCCTGCTCGGTGGCCTGATCGGGCAACTCGGCGGGGTCGTTTCGGCGGCAGGTAGGTTTGGAGGAGGCAAACTTCTCGGAGGACTGTTCAAGCCGTTGGCGAGCGCAGGGGCTCACGGCAAGGAACTGAGTGGGTTAGCGGCTGCGTTCGGTCGGATATTCGGTCTTCTGTCCCGACTTGCGAAGTTCATCCCGTTCGTCGGGTGGGCTGTCACGTTCGGCATTGTCATCGCGAAGTCCGAGGAACTCCGGGGTAAGATGGGGGATCTCTGGGACTCGGTGAAAGATGTCGGTGCGGCCTTCGGCGATGCGTTCGCGGAGATTGCTGAGGCGCTGGAACCTCTGCAACCGGCTGCCGAAGCCGTGGGGAGCGTCATCGGTTGGCTGTTCGACCAGTTTGACGCCTTGCTGGGGCTCATCGCGAGCGCCGCTATAGGGAACCTGATTCACATGTGGGAGGGTTTCGCGAATGTTGTCAGGGGCTTCGGATCTGTAATCGCCGGAATCATCAACATCCTGGTCGGGCTCTTCACTACAGACCCCAGCCTGATGTTGAAGGGCCTCGAGCAAATCGGTGGTGGCTTGGTCAAGATCCTCACAGGTCTGGGCGAGATCCTCATGGGTCCCGCTCTCGCGATATGGGAGACCGTCGGGAAGTCGGCGGCTGAAGGACTCATCAACGGTTTGAAGTCCATCGGCTCTGAAATCGCGGAGTTCGGCATGTGGATCGTTGATCAGGTCAAGGGGGTGCTGGGCATCTCGTCCCCGTCCACCGTGTTCATGGAAATCGGCGTGTGGCTGGTCAAGGGTCTGGTCCAGGGGATTCTCTCGGTAGGCTCGTACGTGGTGGACACGTTCCGCAACATCTTCAATTCGGTCATCGGGCTCCTGGCGCGGCTGCCTTCCAGGTTGCTCGCGCTCGGTGTTCGGGCGATCCTGGTGCTGGGCCAGGCGGTCACCTCCAACGCGCCGAAGGTGCTGGCGGCGACGGGTCGCATGGTCTCCGGTATCATCAGGTGGATCGCGAAACTGCCTGGGAGGTTGCTCAGCCTCGGCGCACAGGCCGTCAGCAGGTTGAGCGGTGCTATCACCAGGGGTATCCCCAGGATCCTGGCGACGGCTAGCAGGATCTTCTCAGGTGTCGTCACTTGGATTGCGAAACTGCCCGGGAGGTTGCTCGCCCTCGGGGCTCAGGCCGTCGCCAAGTTGGGGAACGCCTTCCGATCGGGGATCAGTAATCTGAGGAACGCCGCGAGAGACGCCGTAGATGCGGTCATGGACGTTCTCACCGGCCTCCCCGGGAAGATCACCAACCTCGGTGGTCAGATGCTGAGCGCGGGCAAGACGCTTGGCAAGAAGGTGATTGACGGCATCAGGAACGGGCTCTCGGCAGCCGGAGGCGCTCTCTCCGACATCGGCACGACGGTGAAGAACGCGGTTAACTCTGCGATGGGGCTGCCGAAGACGATCAGCCTTGGTATCGGCAAGTTCAAGACCTCGGTCACGGTGCCGGGGTTCGCCCGAGGCGGCATTGTTCCGGGCGGTCTTATCGCGGTCGGCGAGGGTGGTCCTGAACTCATGGCTCCCCCTCGTGGGTCGCGGATCTACTCGAACAGCGAGAGCAAGAGGATGATGGCTAGTGGTCTTCCGAAGACCCTGATTCTCCGTGTAGGTTCCCGCGACTTCGTGGCGTATCTCGAAGAGGTCGCGGACAACCGGATCAGCGCATCGGACAACCTCGCGTGGCAGGGAGCCTGAGATGCCGCAGATCATCATCCCACTGACGACCTACCTGATCAAGCAGAACCGACCCGCGTCCCCTCTCGGGTCACCGGGCACCCTGACCACTCAGGCAGCGGCGAACGCTGTCCACAGGATCTTGATCCGTGTCCCGGTTGATCAGATTCCAGTGGGGGCCGTCGTCACAGCGGCGGACGTTCAGTTCTGGACGGCTGCGGCCAAGACGGGTGTGACACCTATCCGTATCATCCCGATCAGTCAGCCTTGGAAGTCTTCGGTCACTTGGTCCAATCAACCTACACGTGGTTCTGTCATCACCACCACCTCGATCACATCCCCAGTCGTGGATCAACTCTACTCTTTCTCTGTCACGGCGTGGGCCAACACCCGGAGTCGGAACGGTCTGACAATCGACACCACCATCGGCACGCCCATCTATCTCAGGGGCTCGGCAGCGGCTCTCAACAAGCCGGTCATGGTGGTGGACTACTACACGCCGAACTCCCAGCCGGTCGGCCAGTCTCCGCAGGGCGGAGCGGTCTCGGTGCCCACTCCCATCCTGTCCTACACGGGCGACACGGATATGGACCATCAGCAGGTTCAGTACTCCTCGGACGGCACGGTCGCCGGCATCACCTTCGACAGCGGTTCGATACCGGCTGCCTCGGGTCGCTACGTGCCTTCTGGGGGCGAGCCCGCCCTGTCGCCGGGGCAGTCTACCTACTGGCGCGTCATGACGACTGGAGGCGGTGGCACGAGCCCGTGGAGTACGTGGGTGTCGTACTCGTACCAGCCCATCGTTCCTCCGGTCATCATCAATCCACCCTCGGTCACTGACGACGGCAGCCCCACCTTGAACTGGACGGTGGCCGATCAGGTCTCGTGGAAAGCCGAACTTCATGAGGGTTCCACGATTCTTTCGCAGTCAGCGTGGGACGTGGACACGGCGACCCGCGATTGGAATCCGCCGAAGGGTGTGAAAGTACCGAACGGCCACGGCCGGATGGTCCTGCGGACGACCGACTCTATCTCTCCGCGTGTGGCGGCAGAGGGAGCGCCCATCTGGTCAGTAGTGGAGAAGACGTTCGACACCGTTCACACCGGCACAGGTCCGGCCGTCACGAATCTCGCGGTCGAGATGGACGACCCTGTCTTCGTCATCACCGGTACCCGTACTCTCGGCATCCCCGACGAGATCGCGCTCTGGCGCGACGGCAAGGTGGTCACGATCTGGGACGCGGACGGTGTTCCTCGTAAGTGGGCTCCTGCCGTTGACTTCTTCGACGGCACAGACTTCACCATCCGGGACTACACCGCAGATCCCCGCGTGGAGCACACGTGGTCCGTGCTGACCAAGATCGACGGTGTGACCTCGTCAATCGGCGATGAGGTCACAGATATCCTCACCACCGCGAGCGTGTGGATCGTGGATCCGAGGACGGGCCAGCAGATCGAGATTCTCGGGAACAACGCAGTCCCCGTCGTGTCGCAGGTTACGGAGGAAGGATCGATCCTGCACACCCCGGTTCACGGTAATCTCGTGGTCGAGCCGGTGCGTCGCAGGTTGATGCGGACCACCCGCTCAGGCAGCATTGAGGGTCTTGTCCTCAACGGCGACGAGGGGAGGCTCAACTCTTGGGCGCTCAGCGATTCGGGGTTGAAGTATCGGTTGATCTTCGGGAAGGTCAACTGGCCCATCATCTTCGGTGACTACAGCCCGACTGACGTCTTCTACAACCATCCTGATCCCAAGTGCGACGACACCCTCGTTCTCGTTGCGCTCAACTGGTGGGAAAGGCTGGACGACTAGCCATGCAGCATCTCGGCCGCAGTCTGGAGGCCCGGACTGCCTATCACGAGCATCTCCAGTCGGACCATGACTTCCGGATGTGGGCCGACGTGCTCACGATCGACCAGCAGTACGTCGGGACGTTGGAACTGCTCGATGGGCAGGGGAACTACACGAATGGAAGCGATGGGCCGGTTCGCACGGGGTCTGTCACACTGTCCGATCCCGATAACGCGATGAACTTCTCCGCCGACTACATGCGCGACCCGAAGGGCGTTCTCTGGATCAACCGGCTGATCCAGGTCTGGCACGAGGTCACCATCCCGGACTATGGTGCCTTCACCACGTCGTGCATCGTGGGCCTACCCACGTCGGTCGCCCGCTCAGGCGCGGAGGTCTCCATCGAGATGGGGGACAAGTCTTTGCTGGCTGACCACGGTGTGAAGCCGCGCACCTACAAGAAGAACTGGCAGGTGGACGACGCCCTGCGCTCGATCTTGGAGGATTGCACGGGCGAGAAGTTCATGCACATCCCCGCGACCAAGAAGACCCTGAGTCGGATCTACACGGTCGGGATGGGCGAGAATTCGTTGACCCCGTGGCAGGCGTTCAAGCGCATGGCCTTGCAAGAGATGAACTGGCGGGTCTACTACGACGGACTGGGCTGGGCCGTGGCCGAGCCGATATCGGACGCCAAGACCCCGGTCAAGGTCCACTCGTTGCTGGCGCTCCCCTCGGCGTCGACATCCCTTACCGACTTCTCGAACTACGCGCGAGTCACCAGTCACCGCACTCCGGTCAACAAGAAAAGTACGAAGAAGGTGGACGAGTCCCGCGTCCACTACACCTACGACAGCATTGTCCAGTTACAGCGGGCGAACGAACTCTCGGAAGAGTCGCTTGCCCGGAACAAGGTCCCGCGAACGTTGCCTCTCGTAACCGTCAACGATGACCTCAAGACACTCAGGGCTACCCTGACCCAGGCGACCAACGAGTTGAAGAATCACTCGGGTTTGGACTCAAGCCAGACCTACGAGATCATCCCACTGTTCCACCTAGAGCCTTTCGACTTCGTGAACTTGCCCGAGGGTGTGGGGGACATCCGGCTCGCCGACGGTGCCTCCATCCCGTACGGAACGGGTGGCAACATGACCATCGGTTTCCACAAGTGGGTCAGCAAGGCGTCGAACGTCAGGAAGATTCGGTCGAAGACGACTGTGAAGCGCGATAAGAAGAAGGGAGGGAAGAAGCACTGATGGGCATCAACGGCCTGCTCACCGACGTCCGCTGGGAGTGGACGGGTACTGAGCTCACCGCGGACCTGCTCGCCGGTGCGACCGTCCTGCCCGTTCTTGATCCCGAGTCCATCACGGAAGAGGAGTTTGTCTGGATCGCCGGGACCGGCCCCTACGAGATTATCGGGGTGGACGTGGACGCGGCCACCTTCACCATCACACCCGGACTCAGCATTGACGTAGACAGCGGGACCGAGGTGGCTAACGACATTGGCGGTCAGCCGGGTCGGGCGTGGGTGTGTGAGGTCATTCTCGCCGACGCTGAGCGGCCTGTCGAGGTTCCACTTACCATCCACGATCTTGCCGTCATGCCCGAGGGCACCTACGACCCACCCGCCACCATCATCCTATCGGACGATCTTGAGAAGGTAGAGAATCTACCCGGATCAATGCCGGTAATCTCGGGCGAGTACATCCCACCTGAGTCGCTGCCGACCCCAGAGATACCCGATCTCAGCGACGGCATCCCGCCCAGCGGCTCTCCGACTCCGGACGCGACTGGCGGGGTCGGCGTGCTGCACCTCCGCTGGAACGCGATTACCAATCACGACCCGGTGACCTACGACGTTCACGTCTCGACCGTCAATGACTTCGCACCTGACAATGCCGACGTCTCTACAACCCGAGTGGCCTCCACCGACGCAACGGCGATCACGATCAAGACGCTTCCGGATGGGTCACCACTGGCCTACGGCCCGGAAGGTTCACCGCTGCTCTACTACGTCAAGATCGTGGCCCGAGACGTCGATCCCGGATTTGCTCCGGCCAGCGCGCAGGACTCGGCCTCTCTGTATCGAGTGAGCAACACGGAGATCAGTGCCTCCTATGCCTACTTCGGCTCGGTCTCGGCCACCCAGATCACCACCGGCACGCTTTCGGCAGAGGTCACATTGTCGGGTGTCGTGCAGACTGCCGATGCCGGTCAGCGTGCGGTGATGGACCCGCAGGGACTTCACCTGTTCGACCCGACCGGCCAGCCGATCGTGGACCTGCCGACCGACCCCAGCAAGTACGCGGAGTTCCGGGGCAAGGCGTCGATGAGCGACCTGACCACGGCGGCGCTGTCGATCAACCAATCGGCCTCGGTGGTTTCCGGCGCGACGGTGACGCTACAGGGGAACATCACTCCGCCGAGCCAAGGACCGTCGGTGGTGCTGGATCACGAGGTGGGCAGTGTCCCGATCTACCTGCCGAATCCCTACCCTGAACCGTGGACCCCGCTTGCGACCACGATGTACATCCGGGGAGCCTGCTGCGATGCCACCAACCTCTATCTCGCTACTGAGATCGGTCCAGTCGCCACTACCAGCAACGAGTGGGGACTGCACAAGATCCCGTTGAACACCACCGACGGCAGGCCGTCGCTCTCGACGCAGCCGATGGACTACTCCTACACACAGTTCCGGGGGATCGCCCTGGACCGAGGAGTGGCCGACCGGCTGTGGAGGATCAGTGTTGATCCGTCATCGGTGAACTTCAAGATTCGGCGCTACACCACCACGGATCTCACCGCCGAGGGCTCCTCTTCCGAGTACACGACCCCGTGGTCATCTTCGGCCTACTACTGCCTCGGGATGGCCTCTGACCCCAGCGCGATCAACAGCGTGTGGGTCGGGCTGGTCTCGAAGACTTCGCCGTATAACGCCTACATCGGTCGGTTCACCACAGACGCAACTCCCCCCGCGTTCACTCTTTCCTCGGTGCTGGCCGCGCCGTGGCCGACCAACTCCTCACCCAACCTCCAGTCGGCATCGTTCCAGTTCGGGCGATTCGACTTCACCGAAGACGGGGCGTACCGTGCGATCTTCGCCGTCAACGGCACCGCCTACGTGTGGACTTCCACTGTCGGTGCTCTTTCCGCGACCCGGAAGTCGACTGAGGACTTCTTGATGGGCTCTGACGGCGGGGTGGGTGGGCGCGACGGGTTCTTCTGGTGTCCCAACGACAACCCACCCAGCGGTGGCTTCCGGCAGATTCTCAGCGTCATCCCGATCAATCCGGCGGGCAGCCCCGAGACCAATCCGGCCCCGTGGAAGACGTTCACCAACATTCGGGGACCGTACACGTCGAGCGGACTTATTGCCTACGACAATACGTGGTACGCGAGTTTCACGTGGCGTGATTCGCAGGGTACGATTCACGAGACTCCGGAGGGGAAGCGCACTCAGTTCACCATGCTGGCCCGACATCGAGTCAACCTATCGGTCCCGGTCGGGTTTCCCGGTACAGGCGGTATCGACGATCCAGACTCGGTTTCGTTCTATGCTGGCCCCAACATCAATGCAGTCCAGCCGTAGGGGGTGAACTGATATGCCCGGAGTTGCGCCGATCCGCTCCCAGATGTACCGGCAGGGAGGTATTCTTTCACCCGGTGTGACGTCAGTCACTCTGACCTCACTAGTGCAGCAGGGGACGGGCACCTACCCGAACTGGGATAACATCCCTCCTCCGGGCGGCACGGCTCTAGACTTCCCGACGGCGATCCCGGGCAAGATCGTCTCAGCATCGAAGCGGATGGATCAGACGCCGAGGGTGAACATCGACGGCGGCGGGGTGACCGGACACAACGTAGACGGGCTGCTGCCGCCTGGCTCGATGATAATGTTCGGCGGAATCACGGCTCCGCTGGGCTGGCTGCTCTGCGACGGCACCGCTATCTCTCGGGCCCTCTATCCCGATCTCGCGGCTGCCCTCTGGGACGGCACGAAGTACGTCTACGGGAACGGTGACGGATCCACCACCTTCAACCTGCCGCCCTTCAACGATCGAGTGCCTCGGGGCAACACCCTGGTCCCCACGGGTGGTTCTGACACGGTGACGATGCCAGACCACACGCACGGGCTGGCGGCACACATTCATGGTCTCGGGGTAGCAACCTCGGCTGCTGTCCCCACAGGCACGGGCGGAGGCCAGCGACTCACGGGCGGCAACACGGGAATAGCAAGCCCCAATGAGACCACCGCAGTTATCGGCACCAACCCGTCGATCGGCAACGTTCCGTCATTCGTCGGTGTGAGAATCATCATCAAGGTCTAGGAGGCCACCATGTCATACCAGTCGATCACCGAGATGGCCGGGAGTCAGTCGCTCAAGGCACGGATCATCGCGGCTGCCGCGCAGGAAGGACGTGAGGACCCACAGCCGTGGGTAGAGCAGCGGATCTGGATCATCGTTTCGCATGACGACGAATGGGCGGCTCGCTGGGATGATGCCAATTTCAACTACAACCTGACGTTCAACCCGGACACCGGGATGCGTCCCGACGTGATCACCGACGCGCTGATTCTGTCCGCGGTGCAGGAGATCATGGCAGAGGAAGTGGATCCGGGGTCCACGTGATTCAGCCGCTCCCGAAGCCGCGACTGCGAGATCGTTCCACCGGCGACCTGCTGGTGTTGATCGTCGCGGGCACCGTCTGTGGGATCACCATCGGCGTTACGGCCAGTCTGGTTGTCGGCAATCTGATCAACCCGAACTCCGACCAGTCCGGCCCAGCGTCGGCCATTGGGGACGTGGTGAACACCCTGATCGGTCTGCTCGCGGGGTTTCTGGCGGGACGCAGCGACACGGCGTTGACGGTGAGCAAGACTGAGACACGGGTACGCGAGGAGGAGCGGAAGAAGAACGGCGGATGATCAGGGCCATCCTCGGTCTGGTGCTGGCCGGGGCGCTGATGACAGGGGCGCTGGTGAACGCCGCCTTTGGACCGTTTCTACTAGAGCCCGCAACCGTCTCAGATGAGAATCCACCCCCCGAGATCGTGGAGACGCCGGGACCGCCCGGCCCACAGGGGCCGCAAGGAGAACAGGGTAAGACTGGCCCTCCCGGTCCTCAAGGGCTTCCTGGTGTTGACGGCAGGGACGGTGCTGATGGGAGTGACGGTGCTCCTGGCGCTCCTGGGAGCAGTGGTCCTCCTGGTAGGACTGGTCTTCGTGGTGCTCCTGGTGATGATGGTGTAGACGGTAAGCGAGGTAAGCCCGGACCGAAGGGTCTTCCGGGCGCAGATGCGCCGACGCCGGTCCCCGGTGATCTGAACTGCCCGCCGACGTTCACCGCGCAGGAGGTCACATTCAACTCCCCTGGAGGACAACTCTCCCTGTTCGTTTGCGTGGGACCCCCATGACGACTAGCACGCCTGCTATGGTGAGTCACCAGGACGATATGTGGAGGTGGCGGAATGAGTGAGCAGACTCCCGAGTACGATCCCGAGTTGGACGACCCGGACGACGACACCACCGGGTACGAAGAGCCGGAAGACACGTCTCCATGAAGACGCCCTCGTTGAAGCGTCACCCCGAGGTGATCGTCTCGTTCAACGCCGAGGTAGGACGTGGCGGGAAGGCGGCGGTGCATAGCATTCGAGGCATCATCGAGGACCACCCTCGGGTGAGCGTGATCGCGCTCCAGGAGTCCGAGGGCTACGTGGACGATCTGCGTCAGACGTTCAAGGGTTGGAAGACCTACGCCAAGGCTGGCTGGCCCGAGTCCGACAACTGCCCGATCATGGTCAAGCGATCCGAGTACACCCCACGAACGCGGTACGGCAAGACCTGGGGAACCCTCAAGTGCAACCGTACCTGGATCGGCCCAAAGGCCGGACTCAAGCATCCGGGGCGGACCTGGACCTGGGTGAAGGTGGGTAGTGTCTACGTGCTCAGCCTGCACCGGGTCTGGGGCGGTGAGCGGGACTTCAAGGGCAACGGCGCGGCGTATGCGGAGGAAGCCCGGAAACTCACAGAGTGGATCCGGGAGCATCAGCCCTGCGTGGTCTTCGGGGACACGAACTGCGGCTTCTACGAGAAGCATGACAACTCGATGCGCGACATTCGGGAGGCCGTGAACGGACTGTTGATCGCGGATGATAACGAGCCTGGTATCGACTACGCGCTGACCAAGCGGGTCACCGGGGTAGTCCGGCGCACCAAGACCTACGGCTCGGACCACAAGGCGGCGGTACTGAACGGGATTGAGGTTCGCTGATGAGGACGTTTCGGCTGGTTCGTGACGTGGATGTCACCGGCATCTCGGGCACCGGCTTCGTCGCGGAGGGTGTGGAGTTCGACGACGGCACGGTCGCGATGCGGTGGGAAGGCCCGATCCAACAGCCGTGGGGCCTGATCGAGCCCACTACTGTCCTCCACCCCAACATCGCCAACGTCGAGCATCTTCACGGCCACAACGGACAGACACACATCGAATGGGAGAACCCCGATGAGTAACCCGATCCCGCCGTATCGGATCACCACACCCTTCGGGAAGCGTGGCTCCTGGGCGGCGGGTTATCACACCGGCGACGACTACTCCACGAACGGCAAGATCGGTGTCCCGGTCAAGGCGTCTCGTGGCGGCACGGTGTCCAGCACGGGCAATCAGTGGGGCGCGTCCTACGGCCTCCATGTGGTGATCAGCCACCCGAGGGCTGGTATCCGGGTCGGCTACTGTCATCTGTCTCGAATCAAGGTCAAGGCCGGTCAGCGGGTGAAGAAGGGCCAGATCATCGGCTACTCGGGCAACACCGGGAACTCCACCGGCCCGCACCTGCACTACGAAGAGCGCCGGTCGCCGTTCGGCTACTGGAACCACCGTAAGCCTGTCTTCAACAGGGAGTGATCATGGCAAATCCGTTCCAGGGCAACGTGTTGCGAAACGAGCCCGTCCTGATCCAGAGTCTCGTACAGGTCATCCTCGGCCTGTTCCTCGCCTTCGGTGTGAACATCAGCAACGAGGCAGTCGGCGCGATCATGGCGGCCACCGCCGTAGTCTTGGCGATTCTGACCCGGATGTTCGTCACCCCGGTCGCTCCGACCCAACCGACGAGCGACTAGATGGCTACCTCTCAGAACGGCTACGTGGTTCTGGACGGTGACACCGATGGCCGACAGCCTCGGTGCCGGTCCTGGAAGATCCCCACCGTGGACCGGAGACTAAAGCTCCGAGACGGATCGGCAGGCTTCCTGCTCGTTCACATGGCGATGTGGTTCGACCAGACCATCGAGCGGCTGGATGCGAAGGAGCAGTACGACGACTGGGCCTGGGCAGCCCGGCCGATTCGGGGCAGTACCTTGATCAGCAACCATGCCTCGGGCACCGCGATGGACCTGAACGCCACCAAACACCCGATGGGTGTGAAGACCAGCGCCACCTTCACCCAGAAGGAGATCACCGCGATCCATCGGCGGTTGGAGTTCTACAACCACTGCATCCGCTGGGGTGGGGACTACCAGAATCGGCCCGACGCCATGCACTTCGAGATCAACAAGCCACTGGCTGCGGTAGAGCGACGCGCCAAGGCGCTCGCCTCGGCCGGTCGCGGAAAGGCGATCTGCGAGGCTAATCCTGGCGCACGGGCGTTCATCTTTGCCTAGAATGCTGTCAGAGGCCCCTCTGACGGTCGCGGGGCTGGCGGGTGGGTAGTTGGCCCACTTACCAGCCCCGCGAGCGTCTGAGAGGCCTCTGAGGGCTTCTGACAGCATCCTGCGGGGTTGTGCCACCCGGCAGGCGCAGCCGCTACGCCGTGAGGGGCACTTCCTGGTTCTCCACCTTGACGTAGGTGTCGAGGTAGGCGACACCCTTCTCTCGGTTGAAAGTCACCTCGTAGTACCGCCCGTCGGGCAGGTCGGTAGAGCAGAGCGCCTTCCAGTTGCCGAGCACGTACACGAACCAGACGACGTAGACCGTCCCCTCCGTGACCTTGGACACGATGTCCTTCGCCAACTCGGGGTACGTCTGTCCCTCGTCGTCGGTGGAGAACGGGATGCCCTTCAGGTTGTCCGCCATGATTACTCCTTCTCGTAGATGGATGCGTCGGGGAACAGGTAGCGCAGCACCGGCTCGACACTGCGCCGGAACGAGTCGGGTGACGAGGACAGCCACGGGCCACGCGGGAATGGATCCATCCGGCGCAGCATCTTCGGGTCGACCCACTCTTCGCCACCGAGGTCGGTCATGACGCCGTACAGGGTTCTCAGGTGGAAGTGCTGCGCGGACTCCTTGTTCGCCAGTTCGATCGCTTCCAGCATCTCAGCCTTGTGGACGATCAGTGGCATGTGGATGGAGTACGACAGCGCCCCCTCCAGCATCCCCAGCCTATCGAGCAGGGCGGCGGTCTGTTTGAGTCCCTTCGCCCACGGGGTACGGTGCGCCTTCATCTTCTCCACGTGATCGACCAGTAGTCCGCGGTGGTATGTCCCTACGGTGCCGATCTCCCGCATCGCGTAGAAGTCGTCGTTCCAGAGCATGAAGGGGTCGCTCACCTCCGGCGTCTTGCACGCTGCCGTGATGTGACCTCGGGAGGAGCGGGCCGGGGTGTTGTCCTGCCTCCGTTTGTGATGCGTGACCGTACCCGTGTTCAGCCACGTCGGCGCGCCACCGAACACCCAGACGCGGGCGTGGTCGACGTTGGGCAACGTACGGAGGGAGTACCGCAGTTCGGGGTTCTCCCCGTCTCGGCATACGTAGACAGCGTCCATCACAGGAGATCAGCCCCGTAGCCCTTGGGGTAGACGACCTGACCCGTGTCGACGATCACGGCGCGGGCAATCATCTTCCCCTTGTCCGTGACACCTGTGACGTACTTCTCGGGGTTCATGAGGTTGAGCCCCGCGTGGCCCACCCACCATTCAGCCCGCGTTGGAGACCAGTACTCCACCCGTACGAACTCCGGAACATCGAACGTCACTTGTAGCCTCTTCTCTCGTCTTCGTCCCCGGCTGCCTTGAGTAGCGCCCAGACAAAAAGCAGAATCACGGCGTAGATGATGGCCCCAATGATCACCCAGAGCCACCACGGCATGTTAGAGGATATCCTCCTCCTCTAATGCGTCGGCCACGAATTGCTCCACGATCCGCTCGTACTCGTCGCGGTACTTGTCCCGCAGCGCAGCCATCGCTCGACGTCGGATGGTCTCGAGTTTCCGGCTGCGTTCAGGTCCCTTGCGAGCACGGTACTCCTTCACGTACTCGTTGATCGCAGCACGACATTCATCACACGGGGTGTCCTTCAGGCGGCGGTGTGCGTAGTACCCTCCGCGGGTCCCGTGGTTGATCATGTCAGATCCCCTCGCTGTGGATAACGACACGGCCACACGTCACGATCAGAGGCGCAGTCTCGAACCCCTTGAGGCTGCCCTCATCATACCCGTCGGGCATGAGCATGTCGCGAGGCTGGCTCGCGTGGTAACGAATTGTGGACGTGAGCATGGCTGCTTGGTCGTCACTGTCTACTTGCAGCCCGAACGAGAGCCATGTCCCGTTCCCACTCCGCAAGGTCGCGCATACCACGTTCTCCATCTCCAGCACGATGCCATGCAGCACCGCCCCGATCGCTGCGTCCGGCACTTGAACATGCGCGGTGTAATCCATTAGACGAGTTCCTCCATTTCAGTGATTCTCTCTTGGTCTGCGTCCCACGCAACTCGTTTCTGCTGGGTGCCCCGAAACTTATGGAGAGCCCGCCAGTCCACCTCACCCCATTCGTACTCGTCGCCGCCCTTCGGACAGACGCGCAGGTAGTTGTCCCCCATCTCGTACTGGCGGAGCATGGCGTACTCGTGTTCGGAGAGTAGGGCCGCGATCCCCGGTCTCCGGATGGTGGTCTGTGTGTCCCCCTCCTGGTTCCGGTTCTTGCCCTCGTTCTGGTTCCAGTACTCGAACGCGAACGACGGCATGGTGAACGCGTCCATCCCGGCCTGGAACAGTGTGGCAAGAAAGCCGACGTCCTCGCCCACGATACCGAACTGGTCGAGGTTGAGTCGAATGCCATGCTGTTCCAGACGTTCTAGGTCCCACGCCGTCCACTGGCGCGGGGTACTGCCACCGTTCAGCAGGTAGCGAGTCTGCTGGTTCCGGTTGTCGAACGACCGCAGCCGCTTGATCGCGGTGCCGATTACCGCCTTCGGCTCTTCGTCGAAGACGTTGTCCGCGATCTTACCCATCATGGTGACGGTGGCTTCTTCCAACGCGATCAGCCCACCGTACTCGGCGATGTCGTCCTTGTCGAAGACCCGGCTGCACGGCATTCCCGCGTTCGGCCCGCGCACGAAGTGGTGCTGATACAGCGGGCGGAACTGGAGTAGGTCGTCGTCCATCATCACGGCTCGTTGGTAGCCGTACTCACGGGCGAGATCGTACGCGCCCCAACGGGCCGCTCCGCACGAGCCGATCTGGTCGTCGGGCAGTGGCTCGAACCGCAGGGAAGGGAACGCCTTGCGGTACTCGGCTACCTGCGACTGCCGCACCACGACATGAACGTCGTCCAGCCGTTCCCAGTCTTGCATCCGGGTCAGGGTGGGTGCGTCGAATCGGTTGTACGAGATCACCCACACCGGGAGGCGGTCCTCCTTCTCCGCCCGGTACAGGTAGTGGAACATCTCCTCCCGCAGCATCAGTCTACGTCAGCTCCTCGGTAGACGTCCTGCTCGTTGTACCAGACATCGCGCGCGATGGGCGTCAAGCGCCGTGCGAAGTCCAGCATGAGTTCGCGCTTCTGCTCTTCGGGGATGTCGTCGATGTTGTCGGCGTAGCGGTTGAAGTCGTTCACGATGTCGACAATGGCGATGTCCGCCGCCTGCCCCACGGTCTCTTCCTCTTCCGCCAGGAACCAGGAGAGCCAGTAGTTCACGTTGTCCGGGCCTTCGTCCTCATGGACAAGCCAGAGCCGGTACTTGATTGTGTAGACCAGGAGGTCGAGCAAGGTGTCGGCCGCGCTGTCGTACTCGTCGCTCACTCCCAGCCGGTCCACCTTGCGGGCCATGTTCGCCAGGATCGACATCTTCTCCCCGCGCTTCTTCCACGAGTCACCGTACGACGCGTGCTTGGTCGCATGCAGGTCCTTGACGAATTCGTAGAAGGCCCGTGTGCGCTCGTGCGCCGCTAGGTTGTGCCCCGGTGCCCCCGCACCGCTGCGCGACGCTCTGAGAGGCTCTGAGAGCACGCTGGCGGGGGTTCTAGCCACGGCCACGGCCAGCGCCGTACCCTGGATGCCGGAGAGCCACGCATCGTCTCGGGTCCAGTAGTACGCAATCGCATGAGCCCACGACGTGAACAGCGGCTCCTCGATCGCTTCCAGGCCCTCTAGCGTGGCCTTGCCTTCCCGGCACCACTCCTCCCAATCGAACCACTTCTCGAGCAGGTTGTTCAAGTCGCGAATGGACCTGATGGTTCGATGCGGGTCGAACGGGGTGATCGGGTAGTGGAAGTCCTCGTGCTCGATACGGCTGGCCTTGCTCCAGTGTCGGTCGTAGAGATGCAGGCTGCCGATGTTGAATGTGAGCGTGCCCACGGCAACGCCGAGCAGGCGGGCCACGATCTCCTGGAGCGTGCTCCACTCGAAAGCATTGATCCCCGACCAGCCCCACATCACATCGTTGGACCGCACGGTCACGGTGAGGTGCAGGGCACCGAGGCGGCTCTGGAACTGCAAGAAGTCGTTGCAGGGGATGTCCTTGCCGGGGGCCGTGTCCACGACGGGGTCGTAGATCGCGATCACCGCACGCCGGGACAACGGGTCTTCCCGGAGCAGGTCAACGACGTGGGTGAGTTGGTCGACGTAGCGTTCACCATAGACATCGTCTCCAGCGTGCCAGTGACGGATGCGAGGGCCGTAGCCGCCTCTCCACGTCTCCCCGTCATCGCTGTAGTCCTTGGCTCGCGGCAGGTATGCGCTCAGCCACTCGATGTCGTTGCGCCCCGCTAGCACCCACATCGTCTCAGCGATCTGTGCGAAGACATTGGCCTTGCGGTTGAGGCTGGGGATCTCCCGCCGCTGCGGATCTGTCAGGACGATCTGGGTGTTCAGCAGTTCCTTCACCCGCCCGTTCCTGCTGCCCACTTCGTCGCTGTGATCCAGCAGGTCGTTCAGGATGTGAGGTAGCGCCTCACTCGCCGTTGGAAACGAGTACTTCTCGTTCACGGCAACTCCATCCCATCGATCGCATCCTGGAGGGACTCACGGGTGTCCGTGAGCCACTGCTCGTGTGCGTTCTCGAACGAGACGTAGTTGGAGTAGGCGTCCTTCCAGTTGTCCGGGGTGGGCTCCTCCTGCTCCGGCTCCCAACCCTCCAACTCGTCGGCTGCGCTGTTCAGCATCTCCGCCCGCTCCTGGAGGTCGTAGTTCTTGTCGTACATCTCACTGTCCTCGTACTGCCCGGCGACCTCCTGGATCGCGGACACCACGTCGTCGCGGGCCGTCTCCAGGTCCTCGAGACCACCAGCGGTGGACAGGTCGACCTCCTCCTGCGCGGCGTACACATCAGCCACCAGCGATGACTCGCGCTCGCTGGGCTTGGGGAAGCACTCGGACTTCGTGCAGCGGGTCCGCGGACGAGCGCGGAACCCCACGGCGAAGCGGATGGCGGGATCCCCGACCTTGATCTCCAGCCCGCACTTCCCGCACTTACCGGGCTTCCGCACCCGGCCAATCTGGTTGACTTTGGCCAGACTCATCTATTCTGCCTTTCTCCGTTGTGTGTTGCCTGCCCCTAAGCCTAGCAGGGTGGCTAGGCTGATGAATAGTCAGGTTTGTCTACCACCATGCAGGGACAATGGGGACCGGCTGAGCGCCCGGATGGGCGGGTCGGTACGCGGTCTTCTTCCGCGGGTTCTTGATCTCGCGAGCGTACTTGCCGAACTCGCAGAGGGTGTTCTGCACGTCCATCAACGTGAGGGAGCGGCCCCTCAGCCAGACGATCGAGTGGTCCATCCAGTCGAAGGCAAGATCGTAGATCGCGTCCTCCG